ACAAGACCAAGTACAAACATCAGTGACAACACTTATGCTTGTTTCTTCTTACATGACTTTGATTCTACATTATGGGACTATGATAATGTATTCCTTGGAGGATATACAGAACTTTTAAGACATGCAAGTGGCAATAGTGGTCAAACTTCTTCGAATCCAGAAATTGAATTCAGAACCTTCTTTGCTCCAGGATACAATCATAACTCAGTTGATTATATGGCACAAAGATCTGCAGAACTAGGATTTGCGCACTTAAATTCTACTGGATACAACTCTGGTTCTTATACTGGTTTTCCATATGCTCAAACATTATATGGTGCGTGGAATAGATATTCAGCTAGCTACAATGATCCTCATTTCTACTATTATGATAAGACTGCTCGTTATCCTAAAGGTGCTCCCAGACCAGGTAGTGTAGCACCTTCTGATAACTTACCAGATAGTATGAATTATAATGCTATCTGGAATGGTATTCCATTACAGACTGAATTTATTCCATCTCCATATTATCTGCCAGATGATTTTGCATTGATTAGTTTTGAATATGATTTACCTGATCAAGATATTCAGATGTGGGATACGATTACAGTAAGTGGTTCTGAAATTTACACTATTATTTGTTCTTCATATAGAAATGATACTGATACAGGAAAAACAATAGGTATTGCATTCTGCGCGAGGACAACCTGATGGCAAATTTTAGTTCTTCTGATATGAACTTAACCGGAATCACAACTGATTTCGATTATGATGATGCCGATAGATGGCAAACAGCAACAACATCATCATATGTTTTAGTTCCAGGCAATCCAATTCCTCCCTATAAAGTTCTTGGTGGAATTGATATGAGTATCTCCAAGAATACTAGACGAGGATGGGTACGTGGTAAAAGACCAGTGAAAGGTGCTGTATATCCAAGAGGAGGATAAACCTCTTCGGGATAAATATAAACAAAACAACCATAGATAAATGGGTAACAAGACAAGGGACACTGGTAACCTAGTTGCGAGTAATAATATATTCGTTGATGTTACCAATGACAGAGTTGGTATTGGTTCTACACAACCAAGAAGTGACTTAGATGTAGTTGGTGTTATCTCAGCTACAACTCTTTATGTTGGTGGTAGTGAAGTTAGTGGTGGAGGTGGTGGCAGCACTGTTGGTATTGCCACCACAGGAACATCACATTTCAATCAACTGAATGTAACCGGAGTATCTACATTCACAAATAGAATTGTCGGTGCAGCAACTAACAATGCCATCCCTTTCTTATATACTAATTTTAGTGATCTACCTAGTGCTGCGACGTTCCATGGTGCATTTGCTCATGTCCATGCTAGAAACAAAGCATACTTCGCACACTCAGCAAACTGGTGGGAGTTAGTTAATAAAGAACAAGACGGTACAATTGGTTTAGGAACTGAGCAAGTCAATGTTGGTATATTGACTGCAAGTAGTTTTGTTGGTGATGGTTCTGGACTGACAAACGTAGTAGGATCTGGTGCAGGTGTTACTGTTGCTGACAGTGGAACAACTAGAGGCACTACAGGCACAATTAATTTTGATACTAATCTAACTGTATCTGCTGTATCTGCTGGTGTATGTACCGTAACAGCAACTGGTGGAGGAGGTGGTGGAGGAATCGGCACCGATGCTAGTAATATTCAGGTAACATGGGATGTAACTTCTAATGGTTCGACTGCATATCTATTCACGGGTCCAGGTCAAGATGGTGCAGAGAACGATCCAGATCTCTATTTACTGAGAGGACAAAAATACAGGTTTACCAATAACTCTGGTGGTAGTCATCCATTCCAAATTAGATGGAATGAGAATGGTAATGCATACAGTGATGGTGTTACCAATAATGGTGCAGCAACTGGTGATATTGAATTTAATGTTCAACATGATGCACCAGATCTTCTATTCTATCAATGCACAGTTCACTCTGGAATGGTTGGTAGAATCCACATCATGGGTGATACTATCAACTCAGGTAGTTGGACTGCATCTGCAGGCACAGAACAGACAATTGACACGATCACTGCGGCTAACAACAATCAATTAGTTCGCACCGTAGAGTATACCTTGCATTTCAATCAAGGTAATAACATGCAGGCGCAAAAAGTTTTGTTGATGAGCAATGGCACCAATGCTTTCTCTCAAGAATACGGTATTATGTTCAACACTGGAACACCTTTAGTTTCTATTGCTGCAACTATTACCAACGCGGGATCTCTGACTCTAAATGCCACTCCAAACACAGGAGTAACTGGCACTATGGAATACTATCTCAGCAGAAAAACAATAAGGTGATATTATGTCATTTCCAACAGGATTTAGTTCTTTCGAAGAATATAAAGATACCTTAGCAAAAGAACCATCTGATTCTGAGGTAGAAAAAGAGTATGTGCTGACATTCAATTCTCAAGTTGAAAAGACTGCAATAGTTAATTTGTTGTCTGATGAGAATTCTGATGAACCTTTAATTCCAAGTAGATCTGTAAGTGCATGGAATGAGCATAGGAATAGTTCTAGAAGATATGGACCTATTCTGACTGCAACAGAAGCACAACAATTACAGAACCACGAATTAGTTGCTGGTTGTGAAGTTAATGCTGCTGCATATCCTGGCACTTATTTTGTAGATCCAGATGATGTTGCATACGTTGAAAGAACTAGAAGATATAATGAACCTGTTACTCATGGTAGAGTGCAAGATAGCACTTGGTGTCCTACAACTAATCCGCCAGCATCTAGTTTCAATAGATCTGGTTATCAACAATTAAGACATCAACAACTTCAAAACCCACCAACATGGCAGGCAAATGAATATACTGAAATTCAAGACATAGGTTCTCATTATGGAACCGGTAGAGATGTAGATTGTATTGTATGTGATGATAACTGTTGGTTTGGACATATTGAATTCCAAAATCATCTTGGAATCAGTACTATTTCTAGATCTGAGGTGCCTGTAGATTATGAAGGTGGAAACGTGTTCTCAAGAAAAGGTATATCAAATGGATGGGGGACATGTGATTTATTAGAGTTAGTTCTTGATGGTCCATATTATCTTGATCAAGCATTTTTCGATGCCGATGCTGCAAATAGACTCACTACTCGTTGGGATGGGACTACTGTACCTGTAGAATCTTTTGCAAGAGCATGGTGGTCTACTAATCAACTTACTGCTAGATCATCTAAGTTTGTATCACCTGCTTATGGTGGAACAGCAACTGGTGATGATGACTTTGGAACTATTGCTGTGCCTTCTAGTTATACTAGAGCATCTGTCTGTGGAGATAATCAAAATTTCCCAACAGGTGGTGGAAGGCATGGAACACCCTGCGCATCACAAGTTTACGGTAGACAATATGGGTGGGCGTATAACGCCAACAAATGGTATTTGAATATGTTTGGTGCTAATAATGCTGGATATGCGGCAGGACATGATTTCCAAACAGTTTTCCATAAAGTTAAACCAGTAAATCCTGCATACGGAACTAAAGATCCAACAGTATCTTCTAACAGTTGGGGTCACAGATATACACCACCAACCAATTCTTATTGGTTCTATAGAGCAGGGACAACTGGTGCTGTTAATGGTGTATTTTATAGTAATAAACCTAACCTGGCAAATAATTTCTATGGAAACCAACGTATGGCTCCATATCTAAAAACTGATTCTCATGTTATAGCAGGTGATGAATTAATTGATTCTGGAGTAATATTTTTGTGTGCAGGAGGCAATCATACTCAAAAGATGGTTTACAGTGATCATCCTGATTATGATAATTATTCTGGTGGGGGACAGAACACAGCTCTTTCATCATCAACGGGTTATAGTGGTTATACTGGAACATATTTTTACATGACTTATAATAGGATTGGATATCCTCAACAGATTGGTGCCACCTATACAAACAATGATCAGATTGCTGGAGAGCAAACAGTTAAAACTATCATTATTGGTGCTTTAGATAACATTGATCATAGCACTACCAGTAAAGAATGTCAGGTAAACTATTCTAATAAAGGTGAAGCAGTTGATTGCTATGCCGCAGCACATTACACAATGTCTGCAATGTCACAAGATTCGTTCTACTATACAGAATATGATAGAGTTGATGGATATTATATGTTGAATGGAGTAACTTCAGCAAAGTGTAGAGATACTAGATTTAGTGGTACAAGTTCTGCCACACCAGTTGCTGCTGGTATTGTTGCAACAAAAATGGAATATAATCGTGCTTGGAATTATGTTGATGTAAAGAATTGGATTAAATCCTGTGGTATTGTAACGTCCACTGAATTTTACTATGGACAAGAATCAGGATCTTTGGATGATACTAATTGGTTGGATGATTACACATTAGAAAATCCTAATGGTCCTACAGTCATTTGGGATAAACTTACAGGTAGTGAACCAATCTCCAAGATGAATGTGACAGGAGCAGGTCTCAAGTTTACCGGTGTTCCAATTGGCATAACCACTGCATAAATACAGAAAAAACTAAGATCAATGCAAACTAGTTTTGGTGTAAGAGATTTTAATATAGTTGGTGCTGACGGAACTCCCACCATTGAAAGTTCTGGTGAACTTAGCATACAAGCAACAACAACATCTGTTGTAGGTATTTTAAGTGTTACTAGTGAGATTCAAGGCAGACATCCACAAATTACTGCTAGATCTCAAACAGGTATATACACTCTTATAACGGGAGATTCTGGACAGTTTTTGTTAGTTGATAATACTATTACAGTTGCTTCTGGAACATTTGATCAAGGTGATGTGATCACACTTTACAATAACAGTTCTGGTAGTATAACTATCACTCAAGGAGCAGGACTTACACTTAGAATGGCAGGTACAACTCAAACAGGTAACCTAAGTTTATCGGGAAGAGGTATTTGTAATTTAGTTTGTGTTACTACTAATGGTAATGAAATTATTGCCAGCGGGAATGTTTCATAATGTCAATTTCGCAGCAAATTCTATTCTCATCTGGTGGTGTTGAGGAGTCTTTAACTATTGTATTATCAACCACTTCATTTACTGATGGTCAGGCAATTCCTGGTGATCATAAAAATAACGTTGGTGGACAATGTAGTGGGAGTAATAACAGTCCTCAATTAACATGGACTGTTACTGGATCTATCTCACAAGTTACCTCATTGAGATTAGAATGCTGGGATATTGATGGTGGACCTGGTAGTAGTAGAAGTGGACATTTTAGACATTGGTATGTAACTACTATGTCTGCAAGTCCTGGCACTTACTCTTTAGCAGAAAATGCCAATTGGGGTAGCGGTAATCCAACAGGAGCACCTGCTACAAGTGATTTTGGTAGTGGAGATAGAGCAAATGGTTGGGGTGGTCCATGTCCACCAAGTGGAACACATAACTATAGAATAGCAGTATATCCAATCAACCAAAATGGTGACACAATTACCACCAATGTAACTAATAATATTCTCACCTTTACATCTACTTAAAATGCCACTATCATTCGGAGTTACCGCAAGACAAGTATTCGTCGGCAATTCGACTGTCGGTGGATTTTCGTTTGCTGATTTGAGAGAATTTGGATTCTTCGAGGCAAATGAACCAGTAAACTTTGGATCTTGCTTCTTAGACTATACTTTAGGTATTGGATCTATCCCACATGATCCTGTTGTAGGTGTGTCATCATATAATGTTGGTGTTCCCTCTGAAGGTTCACTAACACCTGTTGATCTAATTGGTGCAGTAAGAGAGATTAGACTCAACGTAGATGGTAACTCTGATGGAACACCACTAAATGTAACCAACGTGGGTGCATTTGGTACAGAATTACAATTCAATATTCGTAAGCACGTTGGTATCTTCACAAATACTATTTGTGACTCTCATGATGATACAACTGCTGCTGTTGGTTTAGGAACCACATCATATTACAATATTAAAATTGTAGTTGATGGCACTATTCGTGGTGGTGCTGGTAGAGGTGCTGCGCAAGGAAGTTGTGTATCTAACACTGATGGTGGTGATGGTGGTGATGCTATTGATGTCACCAATGGTAATACAACTGGTGCAAGAGTTTTAGTTAATACTACCGGCATAATCTATGCAGGTGGTGGAGGCGGTGGTGCAGGACAAAATGGTCAACCTGGTGTCGGAGCACCATATGTTTGTGGTAGTTATTTTATTCACTCTCTGTCTGGTGGTTCGTGTGGTCCATGTCCTGGTGGTGTGCTGACTGCATGTTATCCATGGTTGCCTAATAATCCATTGCAGGAGTGTACTTATTACACCTATTGTCCTGCCGTTGGTGGTGCTGCTGGTATCGGTGGAACAGGTGGCTGGGGTAGAGGTGCTAACAACTTAACTGCATCTCTTGCAGGTGGTCCTCCTGTCGCACCTGGTCCTGCAGGTACTAACTCAACAGCAGGAACTCCTGGCGCTAATGGTGGCGCCGGTGGTGATTGGGGTCTGGCAGGTAGTAATGGTAGTGCTATTTCACCATCTGAATGTACTGCACCAACTAATGGTGGTGCATCTGGATTTGCGTTGCGTGGTAATTATGGGTTCATGGATTTCCCTAAAGGTGATATTAGGGGAACAGAAACACCACCTGTATTCGAATTCACCAATGCTGGAAGTGAGGTGACAGTTGGTTATGCTGGAACCAATCAAGTGTGGGAGTTCCTTGGTGTTGGATCTACCGTTGTTGCTATCTCACAGACTCAAAGAGTTGACATCTTAGTTGTTGGTGGTGGATCAGATGTTAGTCCTGGTGGTGCAACTGGTGGTGGAGGAGGAAGAGTAGAATATAGACAGAATGTTGTGCTACCTAGTGGTGAATATACTGTTCACACTGGTGACGCTGGTGCTGCATCAACCATCACACATAATGGTGGTAGTTTCTTCTTAGCAGCAAATGGTGCTAATTCTCAATTCAGTCAGGGTGGCAGAGTTGTAGAGTTTAATGACACTCAAGGTGTGCTCTCTGATGTAACTCATGCTGGTGGAACTCCTGGTAATAATAGTGTTGTTCCTAACGGTGCTATTGGTGGTGGAGGTGGTGCAGGTGTTATTGGTAATGGTGGCAATGGTGCAACGACTGGTGATGGATGTTCTGCTGCATTCCCTAATGGTGGTGCAACAAACTGTTCAACAGGTCCGTATGCTGGTATTGGTGGAGAAGGTGGTGATGGTTTACCAGTAAACATCAGAATTGGTGGAAATAGTGAACACTTTGGATCTGGTGGTGGAGGTGGTGCTGGTTGGGCTGCTGTTTGTCTCAATTGCTCCGTTTCTACAACTCCTGGTGATATGGGAGAGGGAACATTTGGACGTGGTAGGAGACAGAATGGTGACAATGTTACTGGTCAAGCAATTGCTGCTGGACAGGGAGTTGTTATCATCAAGTTCCTGCAACATATCCCCTAGATAGTATAGATTTGCTTTTATTATGTCTGAGTATCCCCCATTAGATGAACAACTGAAGAACTTAGGTGTATCTTTGCATGAATTTGTGTCAAGAGTAGTCAAAGGTAATAGACTTCTTGCATCTACAGAGACACAATTAGAGAGATATGAGATATGTAAAGGTTGTGAAAGATTTGAAGCAGATGCCGGTAGATGTAAGGCATGTGGTTGTTATGTCAAACCAAAAGTATCAATGACGTATGAAACCTGTCCCATTGGTAAATGGACACAAGATGAGAGCAGTTTTGATCAATGGATTGAAGAAGGTGCAGTTGATGAACCTAACAAAGACTTGCCAATTTATCTAAAGAGATTACCTAACGGTACACCAATTCATGAAGATCAATATGATGAGATGTTGAAGTTAATTGAAGAACATGAAGGACCATTTACTTGACAAATGATCAATAACTTAGTAGAATAACTCTGTCAAGGGTATCAGGGACACTTTATTAACTGTCTTAGAGTGCTCTAGAATCCCCTACAATGGGGTTATACTATGTTCATCGATGCAATCCACTGTGATCAACTTACGTCCCCATCAGCAACGTGCTCTTGATGCAATGCTTGCTAATGACAAGGGACAGGTTATCGTCCCTACTGGTGGTGGTAAGACAATGTGCATGATTCAGGACTCCATTACTGTTATGGAGAACTGCAAGTCTAGCACCTTTGTTGTTGTTGCACCACGCATTATGCTTGCAGAGCAACTGTCTTCTGAGTTTCTTGAGCACATTGATAATGTCAGTGTGTTGCATGTTCACAGTGGTGAGACACAACATTTCAGCACTACCAAAGCAAAGCAAATTCAACTGTGGGATAAGTTCACTAGAGGTAACAAGTTTATCTTTACAACTTACAACTCATTGAACAAAGTTGTGGATGCTGGTATCAACGTATTCACAATTTACTTCGACGAGGCTCACAATAGTGTCAAACGTAACTTCTTTCCTGCTACCGCACATTTTAGTTCTTTGGATGAGTTGCGTTGCTTTTTCTTTACTGCTACTCCTAAGCATAGTGCTACTATTGCCAAACCAGGAATGAATGACGGTGAGGTTTATGGTGATGTAATTGCACAAGTTCCTGCACCTGAGTTGGTTGAAGGTGGTTACATCTTGCCTCCTAAGGTTGTTGTTCAAGAGATGCAACATGTTGGTATGGGTATGACTGTACCACAGAGAGATTGTGATCATCTGCTGCAGAGCATTGATAACAACGAGAGCATGGATAAAGTCCTTGTTTGTGCTAAGAAGACTAAGGACATTGTTAATCTCATCAGTGACTCAATGTTCATGCTTGAGATGAGCAAGAGAGACTATTCTGTCATGTGGATTACATCCAAGCATGGTGCATTTATTGATGGTAAGAAAGTCGATCGTGATCAATTCTTTGATACAATGAACGTATGGGGTAGAGATCAGCACAAGAAATTCATTGTGCTGCATCATTCTATCCTGTCTGAGGGTATCAATGTGCATGGATTGTCTGCCTGCATTATGTTGCGCAGCATGGATT